TTCGGACCTAACTGGTCCATTAAATGTTGTGTTAGCCATTTTATTCTCCTAAAAGAAAGTATCTATCATCTTGGCAAGTCTGCTAGGGCAGTTGATAGATTAATTAAAAATTCCCTAGATTAAAAAAAAAGGGGGAACATAAGCTCCCCCTAAGTGTTCTTACGAACTACCTGGTGAACCATAGATACCAAGCGGATCGGATACTCCAAAGGAATATCTTTCTCTAGCTTTATATCTAACATTACCAGTTTCAAAATCACCATCCATAGATGTTGTCATCGGTGCTCTGACGAAATGCTTCATGCCGTCTGGAACATCAGTAGTGATAAAGAAAGCATTAGTATCAGTTAAATAATGATTAACTGAATAGCCTTCTGGAATCACTCCATTAGTTTTTACCGCATTGATGTCATTGTCAGCCGTTCCAACTCTATAGTCACTTTGTAAAAGCCTAGTAGCAACAAACTGAAGTTCAGATGGTACTATTAGTTTTTTAGCTCGTGCAGCAATTTTAAGACCTCTTTCATCAGTATATTTACCAATTTGGATGATCGCATCTTCTAAAGATGTTTCATTCAAGTCAGCTCCTGTTGTAGGTCTATTGCTGTTAGTTCCGCCACTTACAAGTGGATGAGCTGTGCTAAATAAAGCAACCCCATCGCCTGAAGTAAATGCAGTGCTAAATCCATTGTTTAATGGAAATGCTCCTTTTACTTGCTTTGTGTAAGCCATTGCACGAGCTAGTGCTTTAGTATATCTAGCTGACAAAGAAACATATAGATTATCTTCCATAGCTTCCTCTGTAACTGAATATCCCATTGCGATAGTTTCGTGTGTGTAACGAGCCACAAAAGATTCTTGAGCAGTATCATAACTGATAGTTGATCCTTCATTCTTTACAGGTGCTGCACCGAAGCCAGATAGTTTTAGTTCTTCCTCAAATGATCTCTCGGAATTCTCTGAAACATAAATTTCTTCGTGCTCGTTTTCGTAATTACCATACTCTTCACCAAACAAGGCGTTAAGTCCAGGTAATAGTTGCTTGAGCTCATTAGCTCTTGATATAGCTGCCATTATTTACTCCTTAGCCTATGCCAGTTGTGTTGAGCAATTGATGCCCTACGTTAAACATTACAAGTACATCAGTAAACTCATCGCCAATTGCACTATCAGGACCATCGACAAAGTCGATAATCTTTAGTGGTAGTGTGGCGGTATTAGCTGCTGTACTCCCATCTACGCTGTTTTTACTGTTTCCAATAGTTGTAGTTCCTGCAGTTTGCACGATAGCACAATTCTTGCCCAAGTCATCTTGAGTAAGAGTTTCATCGCCTTGCATTTGCATGATTACAAAAGGATCAGTAGCAACATACGCAACAATATCATCTGCAGCTATTGAAGCTGGAAAATATTGATTTGGTGTGAATTGACCTGTAGTAGGATCAGTGTAAGCACAACCAAGGAAAACACCAATCGGTGTTAAAGACGTAGTACCAGTATCTTTTTGGATAGTAGTATTAGGGTTGTCATCAGCTAACTTTACAATATCGCCATAGAATATGTCTGTACCATATGCATTTTTGATTTTGTAATGTGTAACTTTTCCTTGATAAGGGCTTCCAACGATAGTACCAATAGGTCTGCTCCCATAGGGAGTTGCTGTGGTTGACATAATTGTCTCCTTATTAAATTAATAAAAAAAGATTCTAAGAATCTTTCCCAAAAGTTGTTCTCGATTTACGCTCAAACACTTGTTTGGTCGCCATTCGATTGTCTTGGTCTTTAAAATAAGTATTATCAACAGAATCTACTTGAGAAGCAGATAGTTCACTAAAGTGTTTATCTCTAGCTATCGCTCTCTCTTGTGCCATCTTACATAATAATTGTCCGCCTATTTCTATGTGACCTTTCTTTGCCCATTCTGAGTTGTGATCCTGCATTTGTATTTGAAGTTCTGGATGATCTTCAAGTCGGACTGGCTTCCACCCTTCCCTCATTCTTCTAGAAACATTTGGATTATCAGTCTGCCCTAATAGGGTAGTTCTAATCCATCTGAATACCCATCCGTCTTGCGGATCAGGCTCTGGAAGATTACCTGCTGCATCCCAGCTCATTGGTCTTTGATCGATTTCTCGACTATCTAAACTCCTTGGAGTACGCACTTGTTCTTCAGGAGAGTCAGTTTTAACTTCCTTATTAGATGTATCTTTATCTGACATATTAAATCTCCTTTAATAATTGGTTTGCATACTGCTCAGGACTTATACCAAGTTGTCGTGCTAATTTAACTTGTGTCTGAGTCAGACGTACTTGCGAGGGTTTCTTATTTCCGCTATCCCTCGTGGCGGATGCAACAACTGTTGAAGGTTGTCGTTTTGTTGTTCCAGCTTCACTGACTACTTCTGCAGTCTGATCTACTTGAACTCCAAAGAAATTTGGGTATTCATTACGCATATTTTTATCTACTTCTGCGTAATATTTTTGTGAATCTTCTTCAGGATTTATTCCCTGATTACGAAGTCTTTGATCAATGGTTAAAGCATATGAACTCATTTCTTGATGTTCAGGTACTGTACTCATAAACCAAGGATTTTTACTTGACCATGCTTTCATATCAGGATCAAGTTCTTGTTGTTGTGTTGCAGGTTGTTGCACAGGCATATTTTTAGTAACTTCTGCTTGTACATTTTCTGCCATGTTATTTGACTGTTGTTCTGCAAGAGTAGCTCTAGCTATCATCTCTTGTGCTTTAGTCATAGCATCAGCATCGCCTTCTTCGTAGGCTTTCTTAAATTCTGCTTGAGCATTTTGTTTTGCCCACAAAGCATTGTTATGTGCTTGTTTGTTTAATACTTCACCACCTTGTTCAACCATAGCTTGTAGCCTTTGGTTTTCTGACATCATGGTTTGCAATCTTGCTACAGCTTCTTTAGATTCTCTTGCTGCTGCTTCTTTTGCTCTTCGCTCTTCGTGGTATTCGTATTTAATTTTAGATATGCGATCAGCAGCTCTTTTGCTGTAATCAGCTATTTCTTTGTCAACTACATCGTCATCTACTTCTGGAGAAGCATCTTCTGCTTTTGCAGGTCTACGATCTTCTTCTGGAGTATCATCAATAATAGTAACTTCTAAGTCATCTGGAATTTTATTATCTATTTCAGTTTGCTTACCAAAGAATTGATCTTCTTGTGTTTGTGGAACAACACCTTCAAAATCAGGCTCTTCATTAATTATTTCTGCTTTACTCATGCTCTTACTACTCCTGTTGGATCATCGACCACTGCTTCCACAGTGTCATCATTTATTAAACGAAATTCTTGTCCATACATTTTCATGCGAGTTCCTGAGTAAGCTCTAAAAACAACCCAGTCACCTTCTTTACACCAAGGTCCGCTTGGAAACCTTTTAATGTCGTTGTAACATTCATTGCCTAGTTTTAAAACATATCCACAAATATTACTTACTTCTTCATCTCTAAGAGTTGTAGTTGCTTTTATAATACCGCCATCAGTTTTTTCGTCTACTCTAGGCATAGCTATAAGAATCTTCCACCCTTTTGGTTCAGGTAGTTGGCTTTTTATATTTTCTTCTACGACAGGAGTTTCAACGCTTTCTGGTTCTGGAATGTTTATTTTTTCCTTTTTACTCATATTTTTATGCACGACTTTAGGAGTCGAGTTCCTATTGTTCGAGAACCCTTTCAATATAATCTAGTAGTTCTCTTTCTGCGAGGGCAATCCCCTCGATAATACCAACCATTTTTTGATAATCAGGAAAGTCTTTACAAGCTCCTGTAGCAATATGATCAGCGTGTTCATTCATCATACCACGATACTTTAACTTCAGATGTTCTGAAAGTGATAGCTCAGTGATTTCATTTGTCATACTAATCGCTATCTTTAATCATATTATTAGCTATGTCAACACCTGTTTTAAAATCTTCTATTGATTGTTTTGTTTTTAAAGTTTCTTGTGCTATCAAATCACTAGCAACTTGCTGTCCTATTTTAACACCAGCTATTTCTTGTTCTTGTTTAAGCCTAGCTTCTTGTATTTGTTTATTTGATGCAGCTTTAGTAGCATCAAGTAATAATCTGCCTTCATCTATTTCTATTTTAGCTTTTGCTTGTGCTTCTTTAATTGCGACTTCTTTTTCTTTAGCTTGAATGAGTGGGTCTTTTTGTTGCTCTTGTACTCTTTGTTGTTCAGCTTGAGCTTGTGAAGTACCTAATACTCGCTTGGCTGCTTCTGCTACAAGGCTTGATATACGTTTCTCAACATCTGCTGGTAATGGCTCACCTTCTGGTGGTAACTCTACGCCCATTTCTTCTTCAACTTCTTTTCTGTATTGCATTGATAAATGCTCATTAATATAAGCTGAACCTGCAGCTAGTATTGAAGGTGCATTTGGACTCTGACCTACAAGTTGTTGTATTTGTGGGTCTTGCTGTGCTGATGTAACTACAGCAATGTGTGCTTCATGATCTTGATCAATGAATGCTTTGACTGGTTTTCCATTAATAATATTTTGTACTGCAGTAACTGGGTCAACTGATTTAACATCATCAATATCAGGAATGATATCTTCTACATCTTCAATGCCTAATACATTAAGCATCTGTCTATGTAGTTCAGGTAAGTTATACATATCAGGAGCAGACTGAGCTAGTTGCATAGCTGCTTGATATTGCATAATTCTTTGAGCCATTGTTGCTGCATTAGGATCAGATACTGGTAGTACATCTACTCTGTTATCAAAATCTTCTGCTTTAATATCTTCTCCTTCATCTGTTTCATAAGGATAAGAAGGGTCTGTAAAGTCTTTTACAATGCCAACTAATATATCAAACTCTTTACGCATTGAAGCGTGAAGTCTAGATTGCACAGCACTCATAACTTTTTGATTTCTTTCTAGCAATGCTAGTGTAGTTCCAACAGGTGCATTGTTGCTCATATCAGATACTTTCATGTCTGACATACTGGCAAACCTTCTGCCTTCTTCTACTATGTTTCCTAGCAATGCAAATAATGTAGACGATGGTTCTTTGTATGGTAAGAATGTAATGTTGTCTCTAATAGCACCACCTGGTACATCAACATCTCTAAATTCTCCAGGCATGATAGGAGTATCATCTCCCTTAATTCTGAGTCCTCTAGCTTTTAAACCACCAGGTAAATTACTTAAAGTACCTGCATCTACTAATTGTCTTAGTATGGATGTAGCTGACTTGGCTAATCCTCCTACCATATGTATCAAACCAAACCCATAGAAACCTAATCCTGGTAAGTATTGATAATGTACAAAGTGCATTCTTCTTAACTTTTTAGTGTCATCTTCATAATAGTTTCTGCGTATGCTAAGAATAATGCCACTTGGAAAATCAATAGTAACAACATAAGGTATAGCTATACCTGTTTCTTTTCCTGAGTCATCGGTATCTTCAAACCCTTCAAGGTCTAAATCTACCTGCATTTCTAATATTGTATGGCTTTGATCGTAGTTATAAGTATCTGATTCACCAGTAATTTCGTCATACTTTTTATTGATATCAGAAATTTTTTGTGAGCCATCAGGAATATCTATGTCTCTATAGAAACCATTAACTTGCATTTTTCTAACTACATTAGAAGATTTACGCATAACATGGGTAGCTCTTTCACAAGTTTCTAAATCACTTGCTCCATAGTTAACCACAACATCTTCTGCTGGTACAAAGATAGAACTCGGTCTATCTAAGCTAGGATCAAAGTAAACTTTTCTAAATGCAGAACCTGCCAATGGCAATGAAAATAACATCTTTTCTGTTTCAGTTCTGTACTCTGACATCTCATGTGTCAGCAAGTAGTTTAAGTAATCTTCTACTCTCTGCGATTGTTTTTCTTTTTCTTCTGTAATCTTTCCTACTATTTTAGTTCTGACTGGTCCAGCAGCAGGAAACATTTCTGTAATTGATTGGGATTGAAAGCGTATAACAGCTTCACTAAGCATTGGATGAAATACACCACAAGCTCCTGACCAAGGGGTTGTTCTTTCTTCTATCTTGAGTCCTAGTTGATCTAAACCTTTCGTGTAAGTTTCTTCCCACTCTGATCGTGAGTCTTTGTCTCCGTTGTAGTCACCTACAAGTTTAGAACCTAGCTCTTGCAAAATACCATCATCTATATGATCTGCTAGATTAGAATCAAATTCTATGTCACCTATTTCTTTAGCATTAGGATCAAAGTCAATAATCATTCCACCATCTTCAGTTTCAATTGCTACTGAGTCTGGATTTTCAATAGAAATACTTAATCCTTGTTCTTGAGGGTCTTGTTCTATTGTTCCATCTTCAGGTGTAGCTTGTTGTCTTTCTATAGCCAATTGAATCTCCTAGTAATAATTTGCGGTACGATTATGTTCCAAAGGCTCATCCTCTTCGTCTGAATGTAATGGAATAAAACCACCTTGTCTGAATCTTAACAGAGCTTGAGTAGAGCTATCAACTAAATCGTCATGTTCCATATTAGGAAAACCTGCAAATTCTTCTACCACTTCTTCTGCCCATCTTGTCGAAGGAGCATAAATAACTCCTGAAGCAAAAAGATCAGAGACTGCATTAACTCTTGAAATTTTATCGTTACCCCTGCTTGGTGTGTATTCTTGTACAGGTATACCCATAGCTCGTAATTCAAATATTAAGGGCATACCAGCAGCCTTAGCTTCTACAATGAAGGCATCTGGCTTGTATTCGTTGTATTTTTCCATGGCTCTTGTTTTAAGATCAGGAAACTCTAATCGTTCTTTGTAAGCATCTAACAGAATAACAAAAGGAGAAATCATCCCATCGTCATCTTCTTTATAGAAAACTCCCCATGTAGTACAAGCAGAAAAGTCAGCTCTTTGATTTTTCATGAAAGCTGTATCCCATGACTGGATAATAAACTCACAGTCAGGTGGCTCTCTGTTTTCCCACACTTGCCACCACTCACGCTTAACCAAAGCTCCTTCTTCAGAGGTTGGGTCTTGCTGATATTGTGCCATCCATTTACTGTTGGGTAGCTCGGCTTTCAAAGCCTGTAACTCTTCCATCTTCCAGAATTCTGCCCACAAGGGGTTTCCAGAAGGCATGATTGCAGGAAGCTCTATGACTTCCCACTGGTCAGCACCGCCACGCTTTACACTAGCATCGACTACTTGACCTGTTAAATCTTTGTTGTGCCATCTAGTCATGACCACCACAATTGCACCATTCGGTTGCAAACGCTGTCTAGGACCAGAGGTGTACCATTCATAGGTACGATTGAATACATTGATGTCTGAAGAAGCTCCCTCTTGTTCGGAATGGGGATCGTCAATAATAAGTAGATCAGCACCTTTACCAGTTACCGCACCACCTACACCAATCGCAAAGTAATCTCCGCCTTGGTTTGTGTTCCATCTTCCAGCAGCTTTTGAATCTGACTGCAAACTAACATTGGGAAACACAGCTTTGTAATCGGCACTGTTGACTAAGTTCCTAACCTTCCTACCAAAGCCAACCGCTAGTTCAGCAGTATGGGCAGTCTGGATAATTTTCTTATCTGGGTATTTACCTAAGAACCACGCAGGGAGGAGGTACGAAGCGAACTCACTCTTGGTATGTCGAGGTGGCATATTAATAATTAAACGCTTCAGATCGCCTTTAGCGACTCTCTCAAAAGCATCCGCCATGATCTCATGATGTCTACCATGAATAAAAGCTGACCACATCTCCCCAACAAAGGTCATAAAGTCTTCATGGCATTTCTCTCTGCCTTTGGCTTTTTCTAATTCTTCTAATAGGGAAAGCAATTCCTGCTTTTGATCAGCAGATAAGTTTTTAACTTTACTTAGTACATTCTTATTCATTCTTTTTTATTTCTTTTCTCCATAAAACAAAGAAAAGCAAAATCAAAGCTGGTTGAAGTATTACAAATATAACTATATTAGCTAATGCATAACCCATACCTGTGACTTCTCCAATGAATACTAAAACATCTACGCACCAAAAGAAAAAATCACTTATTAAACTTCCTATAAACTCATACATACAGTAACTCCCTATCTAGTATATACCTACTAGGTAGTAGCTCTTAAATAAAAAAACTTAATAAGTAAACATAGGTAGGCACTCATTAAGTTATTACTGGTTACTAGGTATATGTATCTACAGATTATACAATATTGCACGGCTTCACATAAAAAGCAACCCTCAAATTTTGAAATATAGTATGGGGGGGGTATGAAACACAGTGTTTACCTAGAAAAACAGGGTATATGGCAAAGAAAGATAGCAAAATGCAATACATAATAGGGGGGGTCTATAAAATTATGTCATATTATGTGCAAAACACTATGTATATATGATAGCAGGTACTTGCATCTGTAAAGGGGTGTAGGGGGGTCTGTCTCTGCTCTAGATCACAGCATTAAAAGGGGGGTCTATTCTGCTGATTCTCTCAACAATGCTTCTATCTTCTGCTCAATCTCACTCTCTATGTCATCACTGGTTCTGCTCTCCTTGATCTCCAAGGTGTCGCTGAATAGGTTCACTGTCTTGCCTAGTAACTCTAATGCCCTGACTCTAGTGCTGTCACTGTCTGCTTCCTTGCTCTCTCTCATAAGCTGTTCAAGAACGTAACTCCTTGTTCGAGTAGTGGAAGCTACTGCATTAACCTCTAAGCGTTTCAATCCATTAGCTATAGTTAGGCTGATACTAGGGTTTGCCATTAACCTACTGCAATCAACGTGGGCGTGTTTAGGTATCTTCCCTGTCTTGGTTAGAGCTACATCATAGACTTCCATATAGCATTCGATCTGACTTCCCAACTTGCCCTTGATGATGAGATCACAAAAGGCTCTCTGTTTCATGGTTAGCTTGGTCTTATCCTTGACCAATTTAAGCGTGGGTTTTTCGTCCTGAGTTTTGTCTTTATCCATGCTTAATATTATCTACCAGTAAGCAGAGTTTCGTAATGCTCACATACTGCAATCTAATAAGATGTTGCATTGATGATATTCATGGTGTTAAGGTATGCACATGACAACGAATATTAAACCAAAAAGGAGGTCTTTATAGAACAGCCATATATGACTGCTAGGTAGCTGTATTACTTATTAAGATACTAACTTAGCTGAGGGTCTCTAGATTTACCCTCGATGATAAAGAGAAGCATCAAAACAAAAAGCGTTCCCTGAGATGTAGTGAAATGGAAACTACTTAGGCGTTCACGATACACCGATACTTGCTACTGCAGTATGTCCTAGGCAGTCCTCCAACTGTCCCTGAATTAACAGGCTGAAGAGAATCCTATTTTGGGGTTCAAGAAACAAAACCTTGGAGGTTTAACTTATGAGAAAAGTATCAAAAGAAATTGCTGAAGCATTTACTGAAAATGTAAATAAAATAATGGGCAATACTAGAATTCGACCAATATCAGAATGGTCGAGCAAAAAACAGCAAGGGGTTTTCTTGCATGACAATAAAATTGCATGGTTCGAGAACAATCATCCTAGCGAAAATTTAAGTAACAATATTCACTTATGTTTTTCAATGTGTGGGTGGGATACAGTCACAACAAGGGAGAGATTAAACGCTATTTTTTCCTATGTTTTTGCATCTGATTCTGTTTATCTTAAACAGATCAAGGGAAATCAAATCTTATTCATTAACGATAGACAAATAACGATAAACGAAAATCTTAATTATGTTATTCGTTCTGTGCATGGAGATGTTTTCCTTGATGACCCTATAAAAAATACAGGGTAAACCAACTGATGATGACTGGCGAGAATCCAGTCGAAATTTTAAAACAGGTAGCAGTAATGCCCTGACCCTTTCGAGGGAATCTTGGTAATTAAACATGACCTTGGAGGGTCAAAAATTATGCAAAAAGAAAATAAACAAATTGGTATGAAAACGCCAAAGGTAATTATGACTAAACAGCTAACTGTAAATGAAGATACAAGTCTGATTTTATGGAAAGCATTAGACATATACAAAAGAAAATTGGAAACCTATGAGGAAGATTGGGGTAATCAACATGACGATTATTTGCCAACAATATTCTTATTGAATCAATTGGATATGGATTGGGATGAAAAAAATGTTAATCCTGAATGGGATAAAAACACTTTTTAAGCCAACTGAAGATTAGCTGAGATGCTATGAAAACAGATAGCGAGTGCTGTCTGTTATTGGTAATTAACTGACCTTGGAGGGTCAAAAATTATGGATAAAATTAAATGGTCTAATAAAAAAGTTATCTCTAAACAGTGGAAAGTTTGGAGAGATAACAAGCGAATAGTAGAACCACATAATGAGATTGATGTTCATATTTATTCTTGGAATGAATATGAATTAATAAAAGAATTGTATGGAGAAAATAGAAGTTATTATTTTTTAGCAAAAGATAATGAATATCTATGTGATGAAAGTGGAGCAAGGGCAAGAATGTTTAATAACATTAAAAATGCCACTAAGCATTTGGAATACATTTTAGAAAATGGTCTTATGTCTAGAGATTGTTGGAAAAATCCAAATGATGAATTTGTCTCTAACACCATTACTTAAACCAACTGAAGATTAGCTGAAATGCTATGAAACTGGATAGCAAATTGTTATCCAGTATTGGTAGTTACTGGTAAATAATATTTATTGGTAGCTGAAACTAACTTGAATCATAAAAACTTTGGAGGTTATTAATATGAAACCAAGTCAAGCATTACTGTCGATTAAGGCAGTTTTAAAAGGGTCTAATACTCCATTCCTTTTAGGGGGAACAGGTATTGGAAAAAGTGCAATTGTTCGAGCATATGTCGATGACATTGCTATGGATAGGAAGGTAGTCGTGGATAAAATTAATCCTACTCAAAATGAGTTTGGATTTATTGATTTCAGACTGTCGTTATATGAGTCTGTTGATTTAGGTGGTTTGCCTTATATCAATGATGCGAATGAACAGAAGAGAGCCTTTTTGGGCAATCTTCCTGTAAGTGGTGAAGGGATTTTATTCTTTGATGAGTATGCCCAAGCATCGAATTCTGTTCAGGCTGTATGTGGGCAATTGCTGTATGAGGGAAGGATAGGAGACTATTCTTTGCCTAAAGGGTGGAGAACAATCTGTGCAGGTAATAGAGCAACTGATAGAGCAGGAAGCAATAAACTTCCTAGTCATGTATCAGATAGATGCACTATGGTCGATTTTGAGCATAGTCCTGATGATTGGTTAGCATGGGCAAGTAAGAATGATATTTGTCCTGAAATTTTGGGGTTCATAAGTTTTCAGCCTGAGTGGTTGCATGACTTTAATGCCAAGGTTACTACCCCACAGCCTAGTCCTAGATCATGGGTGAGGTTAAGCGATACTCTTAAATGCAATCCACCTAAAGAAATTGTGCAATTACTTGTGCAAGGCGATGTAGGTGAAACTGCTAGTATCGAGTTTATGTCATTCCTATCACTGAAAAATGATGTTCCCAACTTGCAAGAAATTTGTGAGGGTGGAGATGTCGAGGTTGTTGATAGTGGTGGTCTGATGTATGCAACTGTCTGTGCATTAGTGAGTGTTATAAAAGAAGCTAGTGATAGCAACTTGCATGACTACTTTGCTAATGCTCTTGATTACATTGAGAAATTTCCTACCCCTGAGTTTGGAATTTTCTTTGTGAGATCGCTTGTTGGAGCAAGAAGCGATATTGTGGATTCTGCAAGATATGGAGAATTCAAGATCAAGAATCAAGACTTAGAAGTCTAGGTCTGAGCAAGGGCAGAATTTATATTTACTGGTTAAATATATTTTCTGCTCTGCTGTCGTGAGATTTTTTTTCTCACCTGAAGAGATCATTAAGATCGAAACAGCAATTTTCTAATAAAGAATGGAGGTTCTTATTATGGATAAAGAAAAATTGACTAATACTCTGTCTGAGAATGCTGTGTTGGTTCGCATGACTGCGAAGCATCCTAGCGGAATCAGAACAGATAAAAGGTTAAAGCGTGATTTAGCGATAGATACTGAAGTATCTAGCGAGAGATTACTGGGTGTTTCTAAGCATATTTATGGAGAAGATATTAACAAATATTTTCGCCACATTTTAAATAAGTTTAGGAATGATTATTACTATCCGATGACTTTGCCTTGGGCAGATAATTCTACTGATATGGATGACAAGGTTGTGAGTGGGTGGCGTTTATGCCCTAACTCACAGTTAGAGTCATTGCAGAATCAAGTGGATGATGCAAAGCAGATTTGGGATAAAGAAGTAGATGAGTTTCTTAAAAGCTATCCACAAAAAATGGAACAAGCCAAAAGAAATTTAGGTAAAGCATTCAACGAATGTGATTACCCTGACTTCGATTCACTTAGACGAAAGTTTAAGTTTGAATTTGAGATATCTACTGTTCCTCAATATGGCTCTGACATTCGTTTGAATGTATCAGAGAAGTTAAGGTCTAAGATAGAAAATGATGTCAAGAATAGAATCAACAATAATATTAAGAATGTTCTTAAAACCACTGTTGATGCTGTCCTTGAACAGACTGATCATTTAGCAAAAAAATTGAGGGAATATGACCCCAAGCAGAAACAAAAAGGTTTCTTTAATGCTTCCAGTTTTAAAGCACTGGAAAAATTAACTGGGTCTTTACCAAATATCAACGCTGATATTTTAGGTAACGATCAAGATATTGCTGATGCTCATCAAAAACTGGTTAGCGTTGTTTCTACGTTTAATGGATACAACAATGGCATTGACTCTCTGAGAGAAGATGATGCTTTAGCTGAACAGAAGCGAAAAGACTTAGCTAAGAAGTTGGAAGAGTCTGCTGATTCTCTTAAAGGTGGTTTTCTTGGAAAAGCCTTTGGAGGAAAAAAGCATGACTAATTTAGCAACTGTAAAAGAGCCACAATTGGCTCATGACTACATAGTTAAGGCGAGAGCAAAACTAATGAAAGGTAATGTGGGCATGGCATCCATGCTCTTACATCTTAATTTAGTGGAAGTTGATCAGTCTAGATGCGACACAATGGCAACTGACGGAAAAGTAATTTATTACTTTCCGCCTTTTGTCTTGGGTCTGAGTGAGCCTGAATTACAGGGTGTACTTGTTCATGAAGCACTTCATGTTGTTTATGAACATCCTTTGAGAAGAGGAAAGCGACATCCTAAAATTTGGAATATCGCTTGTGACTATGTGATCAATGCTTATTTGTACTGGGATTTAAAACTTGAATTGCCTTTGGGCGGTTTACTAGATCATAAGTACAAGGGCATGACTGCTGAAAAGGTTTATGCAATCTTGGTAAAAGATGAAGAAGCCTTGGAAGAAGCGATTGATCAGATTAATCAGCAGAAACCAAAAGGTGAAGAGTCCTCTGAAGAAGAGGATGCTCAAAGCCAAGGTGGAAGCGAAGCAACTGATGAAGAGGGAGAAGAATTATCTGAGACTGGTACAGGAAATATTTCCGATACTGGTATTGGCGAATCTGAATCTGATGAAAGCACTGGAGAGGGTGTTGAAACAGGCACAGATTGGGATTCGATTCCCTCTGCAATTGGCGAAGTATGGGATGCTACTAACGATGAAGGGAAACCATTGACTGATGCAGAAATGCAAGAAGTTAAAGGTGAAATTCAGAGAGCAATTTCTTTAGCTGAAAAGTTAGAGATTGCTATGAGTGGCACTGGTTCTTCAGGTGGTCTTGGTTCTGCTGATGCGAATCAAGAAGTGCAAGTGGATTGGAGAGAACAACTTAATGATCTTTTGCAGTCCTCTATCTCTGAAGAGAATACTTGGTCTAGGCTAAACAAAAGGCATCAACATCGAGGTATTAATTTACCTAGCAAAGCAAAGTCTCCGCAAGGTGGCGAGTTAGCTATCATGATTGATACCAGTGGTTCTGTTTCTCAATACGAATTGAATATGTTCGCTACTGAGATTCAGGCAATGGCTGAGGATTGTGGTCTTGATAAGATCAGGGTGTGCTACTGCGATACTGTTGTTCGTAAGAATCAACAAGGCGAGTGGTGGGATATCTATGAGTTAGATCAAGGCGATGATCTTGAATTACAGGTGAGGGGTGGTGGTGGAACATTGTTCGACCCTCCATTTAACTTGTTCAATGATCATTCAGATGATGTGGATGATGTTCAAGCTATTGTTTACTTCACTGACGGCTGGGGTGAAGTGAGTCCTGAAGTCGAGCCTGATGTACCTGTCTTTTGGGCAGTCACAGATAAAAGCACTTATTCAGAAAACCTAGCCTTTGGCGAAGTGGTCTATGTTGAAACTGCTGACTTCTATAACTAGGATGCGATATGCGAGGGGGGTGTTTCAGGGGTTGCAAGACCCTTGACCCTCCCACGATTCGTTCACTGGTGCGAGTACATGAAGCCTATTTTGGCGATTTCTGTCGGAAAATGTGTTTTTTCCCTGATGAGACCTAAAAGGTCGAAACAGAAACTTAACTATTCAAATATTACTTGGAGGTAAATTATGAATAAAGAACGAGATAAAGTCTTTTCAGAAATGGGAAGCAAATATGGGATTGATATGAAAGGTAAAACTCCTATAGGAGATTTGCCAAATATCATGAGCAAGGCTGATTGGATGTTAGTCTCATGTTTTTTGAAATATCCTAATGGTGTTCCAAAAGATAAATCAATGAGTGAGGTGGATGTATTGAGTTTAATACTCAATGCTATTTATTTTGCTAGGAATGAGTCTGATTTGTTTTTAGATTCTTTTGCTATGCGAGAGAGTCTTTATACAAATCTAGATGTAATAAATCTATGTAAAGATATTCAGGATAAAAAGTATCTGATAACTTTGACTGTGAATCACGAGGTGCAATCATGAGCAGAACAATAGTAGCAACTCAAATATTAATTCAATGGAATGACAATCCTAAAATGGAAATATTACTTAATGATATGCCAGACGGATTAAGACAAGATTTTGATGAATGGTTGTCTGACATCGAAGAGGAGGTGCAATCATGAGTGCTAGTATTCAGACGAAGCATCTAAAGTCTTTTATTGCATGGTTGGAAACTTGCGATTATAGATATTCAATCTCATCTATGAGTGGAGGATTTGTTCATATCAAATTCTTTATTGATGAGGAGGAATTATCATGAATAGATTCTTAACTATCATTGCATCAATGGGTGCTATTGCATTTCTCTTCCTAGGTTTTACTTGGGGAGAGGGATTACTTTCGCAAGAATGGATAGCTAGGGCAGATTACTTTGTGATCTTCTATAGTGGATTGGGAACAGCTTTTTGTTTATCAGTCCTGATCTTTTGCAGAGATTAATCATGAGTTTTTGGGAAGAATTAGAATCGGAAACAATTAAAGTAGGGCATCTATATGTTTTAGATAGCGTGGCAACTTTTGAATTGAATCCTACTCTCAAAGGCATAAGACTAAGTGCAATCATATCTTTAAACATGGGAACTGGATTAGGTTCTAAAGGTTTGGATTGGTTGGTTAAATTGGCAGATAAACATAACCTTGAAATCACTGGTCAAATTCAACGACTGGGAAGAAAAGGTTTAAATGTTGTTCAGCTTAGAACATGGTATCAACGAAGGGGTTTCCATGTAAATAGGCATCTTGGCTTCATTAGAAAATCAAGGGAGGGATAAAATAAATAAGGCGGTAGCTACTTTAATTAGTGGCTATCGCCTTTTTTTTTGGCTCAAAATAAGGTGTTTCAAGGGCATCCAACGGCTGTGTTTTTCTACAGGGAGAAAAAATATTTACTGGTATATAGAATTTACTGGGGTTGTAGAAGAGGGGGGGGATTTTTGTTTACCCTGCTGAAAAAAAAATATATTTACTGGTATATAAACTTTGATGGGTTGCAGTAAATTTCTTACCATCCCAGTTTTTTTTTGAAAATATATTTTATTTACTGGTATTCGGCTGTGGATAACCCTGTGGATAAACTGTTAATAAGTCTTGCAATCTGCAATCATTCATGTATATTAAGAATCATAAGGTTGCTCAAAAACTGGATGAGCATTAAAGGAACAATCCAAATACAACGCCTTTCCAATCACTTCATAAGAGTGAGACCTCCAAGTCTAATTAGTTAGATTTTTAAAGGGTAAGCAGAGATGTTTACCCTTTTTTTTTGGTAGTGAGTGATAGTCCATACTCCAATGAACTTTTTGGCTAGAACTTTTCCCAGACGGGTAAATAATATTTATTTTTTTCTGGGCTGCGATCCATTTGTTTGCGTGTTCCATGTAGAACAGCTTTCAATTTGATTGCATTTCACTTAGAATATAGGAATGTTTGCAGTTATTAGACACACTTACAAGTTAGATATTCCTGACCCAAGTAATCCCAACAGCACTAAGAGTAGTGCTAAATGGAAACATTTGGTATGGGTATTTCAAAATGAGCTAGATGCTTTGACCTTTGCCATTTCATTACTCGATGACCCTTTAATTACATCTAATACATGGCTTCTTAAATCAGCTATTCATCAACTTGAAAACGATAGATTCTATCAAGTAGGAAGAGAGAGCGTTGCCATTGCAGAAATACAGGATGCTCCTGAGATTATTTATACAGATGAAAATATACAGAGTGCATTGGAAGAATTAATAACAGAGGGATTAGAAGATGAAGAGCCTATTCATTAGATGTTCAGAAGAAACTTACGAACTAGCACACGCTTTAGCTAAAAAAGAAAGCAGATCACTTAACAAGCAGATCATTCATATGATTCATAACGAAGCAGATGATAAGGGTGTTGTTGTTAAACCTAAGAAACAAGAAACTGTACCAGTTAAGACTGGTTTACAAGGCTTTGTTGGAACAGCGATACAGGGTTCTGCTGACTGACATACCAATAGTTTTGTAGTGCATCCGCACATTCTTGAATTACCATTACCTCCAAGGCATTGATTTTCTTTGGGTTGTTTACCATCAAATTCCAAAACAACTGTTCTTTTTTTCTCCCAACTTCTTCTGTAATTTTTCTTTGAACTTTAATTAGAATTACAGAGCGAGATTCGGAGGCTGAATTTTGATGACCAGTAAATAATATTTTATCTAGAGCTGGGGTCTGGACAAAACATCCTGACTTACTTAATAAACCAAGATACTTATCGCATACATTATGTTGTTGGGTATCAAGGTCGTTATTAAGAAACAGCACATCTATTAAGTGTTGATCAAGCACTATGGCTCGACCAACTTTTGATTTAGCAAATTGTTTGACTTGAACCTTATGTCTTTTATGAAGATAAGCACTGCCTATATCATTGACATGAATATCTTCTTTAGAATTCCCAGTCATAATCGTCATGTAAGACTTCTTCTTCTGCATATCTATTACTCAATGGGTCAAAAGTTAGACTGGTGTTACCTGTTTTTCCACACCATGCCCACCTTTGCTTCCAACAATGTATCTCTACATTACTTTCCCCACGATAAACTGTCAATCCTGTATCACATTTAGAGAACCAAGCATTACTTCCACTGATATCATTCCCAGTACAAACATTCTTCTTGCCATCCCTGACAAAAGGTTTGGTGGGATGAGCAATAAAGAAACAAAGCACATCAAATTTCTTGCAAAACAACTGAACTTTCGTAAGCATTTCAGAGATAGCATCTGTGACTAAACCTTGATGATTGGACTGGATAAAATTGAATGGGTCTATGACAAGTATCTTTACCCCATATCTCATGACTGCATCTGCTCCTTTTTCTAGAACTCTTTCAATCGTGGGCATCCCTCCATCTTGGTAATCTTGGAATAAAAAATGTTCGTTGATAAAGTGTTGCGAGAAGTCTTTTTCTTCTTGGGTCATCCGTGCATTCTGCCCTTCAAAAAATGGTTTACCAGTAAAACATTGTGCTAACTGAATTGCATGAAGTGTTGGTGGCTTTTCAAAAGAACAGTAGTTTGTTTTCCATCCGTAATTCTTGGCTACATTCACACACAACTGATCAACAAAAGCTGACTTACCATCCGAAGGATAGCCTGTGATCACTGCAAGATAACCTGTCTGCAAATTAAATAGACTATCTACTTGGGCAAACCCTGTGCTTACTCCTTTAGGATATCCTTGGTCATACAAAGTTTGGAACTCCTTATCGTAAAAGTCTATGTTGTTAAGACCATGCAAAGGAACTGGCTGTGCATTAAGTATCTGTTGTCTAACAGTCTTAGCATCTGTCTCTATTAATAGATCATTCGCATCTTTATGTCCAAGGTAATCAACCTTATAACATCTAGCCTTGTTAAGTCTCCTTGACAACTCCTGTGCCAAGGCATCTCCACTATCATCTATATCAGTGGCAAGAATAATCCTCTCAACATCCTCGAACTTTGCTCTCTCACTCCACACATACTTAAACCTACCCTCTTCATTTGGGTCAACCTTCTTGTCATCTGCTACTTTGTTTGGTGCTCCATTTGGAACTGAGTAAACTGTAATGTTGCTGTGATTTTTGAACGCTTCTTTAATTGCAAGGGTATCCATCTCTCCCTCTGTAATTACAATCGTTGATTCAACTGTTGGCAAATCATCTTTGAAAGTTTGCTTACCCCATAGTTTGACTGCGTTGTTATCCCACCAAAAGTCTTTCTTACCATTTGCTGTTCTCCATTTGACTGCGATAGTGTTAGAACCATCGTGGAAAGAAAAACCTATGACTGGTAAATTATTTTTTTCTGCCAAGACGCAACCACAATCCTCCGCTACCTCCTGACTAATTCCTCGTGCCAATAACCATTGAGCAGTCTTATCTGATTTGGTTTCTTTGGGTAGATTGATTGGCTTCATTGGTTTCTTTGGTGGTGTTTTGACGACTGACATTTTAACTCCTTGTGTTCTTGGAAATGCACCATTGATTCCACAATGATGACAATTATAAACTATGGTTTCTGAATTAATATTGACACTTAGTGGGGTGTCTGTTCTGTTTTTTGTTCTGTTGTTTTGGCAACTAGGACAAGTAATCTTGTACTGACCCTGACCCATGTCACCTGTTTTATTGTTGTGGTTAATGTGACTTCTAATATCACTTACCTCTTGACTTTGCATAAGACCTCCCTTACATTTCTTTTTATACTTACTACTTTTAGTAGTTACTTATTAAAATACTTACTAGGTATATATACCTACTAAGTAATCTTCTTAACCCACACAGCATCAATCTCTTTAGCCATATCATTAGCTAACTTCTTTCTTGATAGTAGTGGGTAAGCACTTAAACTTCCAACTGCACCTCTAACCATATCTGCATCGATATGATTGCGTTTTGCTAGTTTTTTAAAGTCATCTGATATAAAATAAGAGAGTGCCTTACTTGAAATATCAATGTCCTTGCTTCCACAATCTCGAACAGCTTGTTTAATAACCAAGAGATCAAGTTTTGTTTCAGCGTTTAAATCCATTCCCAAATATTAATTCATTCCACCATACTAATCAAGGGTTCATCTGCTTATAAACAAATTAACATCATCTCTCTTGATAAAATTCAATTAGTCTATATAATTTATTCATAACCATCTATTGAGGAAAGCATATGGAGTTTGAAATTAAGAAAGGTATACCACTACCTAGATCAAAAGGTAAACCAAGAAAGTACGACTTACCTTTAGAAGATTTAAAGGTAGATGACAGTATCGTTGTACCACTACCTAAAACCAAAATAAACCAAGAACAAAAAATCATTAGGAACTTTGTGTTGCGATTCACTTACAAGAATCCTAACAAGAAGTTTACTGTAAGACAGTTAGCTGATGGCATAGGCATATGGAGAATTAAGTAATGGAAGCACAGATCAAACTCACTAAGACAATGTTAGACAAAGCAATCATAGATGCTAACAACAGCGTAAGAGAGTTTGTTAAATCTTATGGCGTTGACTTTAATAAGATGAAGTCAGGCGATAGAGCCACACTAGAAGCTAAGTTTATTGATGGCACTGAGACTGTTATCAATCTATATAGAACTAACAATGCTAGAGGAGATAGAAGAATATCTATTAAGGGTCTCAAGGCTCAAGCTGAGATTGGCAATGTTGTATCTCTAAGCAAAAAAGGAAAAGGAATACACATTGAAATACACTAACAATCAGAACATACCTGATGAAATAATCAGGGCGGTGCATAACGATAGCTACTCTAAAGGTGCTTCTACTATGTCGGTCACTGGTTTACTTGCTCCTCCTCGCATTAGACTACTTAAAGAGGAACATGACTCTGAGATCAGTGTGGATGTCTCTAACGAGATTTGGAAGCTACTAGGTCAAAGTGTTCACACTATCCTTGAGAGAGCCAATGAGGGCAACGAGGACACCATCACAGAGGAGAGGATGTTCGCCAAGGTAAATGGTTGGACTATCAGTGGTCAGACTGATTCAATCTCTTTAGGCACTAACACTCTTAAAGATTACAAAGTCACATCTGTTTGGTCAGTTATGTCTGCAATGAAAGATGGGAAGATAGAGTGGGAACAACAGCTTAATTGCTACGATTGGTTGCTTCGTCAGAACTACCCAGAAATTTCTATTGACCAGTTAAATATAATTACGATCAATCGAGACTGGAGCAAAAACCAAATGCTGAGAAGTGGGGATGGTTATCCTAAGTCACCAGTCAGTGTCATTCCTATACTCAAATGGAGTGAAGAACAACAAGAAGAGTTTATCAAACAACGAGTTTCAATCCATCAAGATGCAGAAGCTGATTATCTAATCAGTAAGACATTGCCTTTGTGCAGTGATGCGGAAGTGTGGAGAAGGAAGGATGCTTATCGAGTTATGAAAAAGGGTAGGAAATCTGCTCTGCGTGTTTTGGATACGCAAGAATTAGCTGATGAGTTTTTAGGTGGTCACGATGACAAGAAGATTCTAAACATAGAATTTCTCAAGGGAGAATGTATTCGATGTAAAGACTATTGTGATGTGGCTGAATTTTGTGATCAATTTCAAAGGGAGAAAAATGAAATTATTAGCTAAAGAAAGAGACTTTATCTCAAAAGAGGTAAAGAAGTTAATGGAACAACACCATTTAAAAAAATTAGAAGCACTAAAGCAAACCAAACAATATCAATTATTTGATAGTGAGAGGCAAAGTCTTTATGAGTTAGACCTGAAGATTAAAGAACTTGAAGAAGAATCTAGGGTTAGGCATAACAAACTTCAGGACAAAGTAATGAAGTTTAATTATAGAAAAGGATTTCATTATCAGACAGGTATTCAAAGTCCTTATCATGCACACAGTATGCCTTTGAGTATTGTATGGGATTCTTGGGGTCTGTTTAAGAACCTAGTTGAGAGAGACATCATGATGAACTCTTTCAAGGAGATAGATGTTCCTAAGTTTGTTAAAGATTTATTTAACAAGTACAAGAATATGACTTACAAACAATTAAATACTGAGGAGGTATAAAATGGCTGAGAAAAAACTAACCTATAAAGATGTGTGGGAAACACTATCCAAAGTGGATGTGTCAAAACACACTGAGGAGAAAATGAAACTAACTTATCTGAGTTGGTCAAGGATGTGGATGCTTCTATGTGAGGAGTACCCACAAGCACAATATGAGTTTGTCGATTTCGATGGAGTACCTTACAAGACTCTACCTGATGGCACGGCTGAAGTTGTGACTAGAATTATGATTGATGACTTGGTAAGAGAGATGAGATTGCCAGTCATGGATTATAAGAATAACCCAGTGGTCAATCCTCATGCTAGGCAAGTATCAGATAATGCGATGCGATGCTTGGTTAAATGTGTGGCGATGTTTGGATTAGGCATATCAGTCTTTACTGGTATGGCTGATGAAACTTTGCCTGATGAAGCTAAAGATGAACAGCCTAAAGAAAAGAAAGCACCACCTAAGAAAGCTGAACCTGTAAAGGAAGAGGTTGTTGAAGAGGATGCTATGGGGTCTAAAGGTTGGGCAGATGCTTTTGTTCATGGATTTGTAGAAACCTTGGCTCTTTATACCACGAGGGATGAAGTTGTAAATGCCTATAAAACTAACAGCGAAGCAGTAGGAACTCTTAAAGATAAGTTTCCAAAGCATAAAGAAACTTTAGATGTTGCGATTCAAGAATTTATAAATAACTTACCAAAGGAGGTAAAAGATGACTGAAGAAAGGATGCAGAGTGATGGAGCAATCTTCACTAATAACTACAAGGACAATGAGAAACAGCCTGATTGGACAGGCAAGGTTGTCCTAGATAAAAAGCTACTCAAGTCTTTGGTAGAGAAAGTTAAGAGTGGGCAAGAAGCTGAGATGCGTGTTGCTTTATGGGATAGGCAATCTAAGAATGGCAATGACTACAAGTATTGTCGATTAGATATTCCACAGCCACAGAAGAAACCTGATGACTTTGATGCAGAACCTAGACCTGTAGAGCCTAGACCTGTAAGTAAGCCTGAGATTTCTGATGATGACATTCCATTCTAAATGAGTATTTTACAAAACAAAGAGCAGATACAGGACATAGAAAATTCTATTGACCAGTATATATTTTTTGAATACATGAAGAACTACTCTGATTTGATTGAGCAGTTAAAACCTATCGCAGAGGGAAGTGGGTCTACCCCACATTCCCTTTTGATGGACTATATGTTTTTCAAGATACAAGAAGAACGAGATAAAATTAACCAAGACAGACTGGGGGTTTGATATGGAACAAGCAGTATTTACATACGATGACGATGAATCTTACGAAGCTAATTTCAGCACATGGTTTAGGATGAACACTGATGAAAGAAGGGTGCATAAAGAAGAACCATACTCTGAACAAATTGCTAGACGAGTATTCAATGAAATGCATGGAAGAAAAGCATTAAACAATGTTGAAGATCAGATTGGTAAATTCTTTACCAAGGAGGGTTGATAGTGGATGAGCAAGTAGAATCGTGGATGCATCAAATTAGAACTCTTGCACCACTGATAGAGAAAACTGAATACTTGGTGTTTAAGAATGAAGCTGATGTCAAACAGTTGTTGGCTGTTCTTAAACTCAAGGCACTTGCTGATGGAATGAAAACTACCTCTGCTCAAGAAACTTGGGCAGAGTCTAGTGACGAACTCTATAACGCTAGACTAAGAGTGGGAGAAGCCAAAGGTGGTTTGTCTGCTATTAAGATACAGCTAAGAGCCTTAGAAGTAGGCTTTGAGGAGTGGAGGACTAAGATGGTCAACGCTAGGGAAGAACGCAAGAGGTATGGAGCATGAACCAAAAAGCTAGAGACTTCTTTGCATGGCTTAATGCTTGTCCTTTTAAGGTATGGAAGATTCAGTATGATTCTTTTGGTAAGACTACTGTAAGTTTTATATGGGATGAAGATGTCGAAGGGTAGCAAGAGGAGACCTGAAAAGGGTACAAAGTATCAGGACAATTGGGAAAAAATATTTGGTAAAAAAGATGGCAGTAAAAGGAAGAAACCCAAACGCTAAAGAGAAGAGACATATGGATTCAGTCTCTCAGCTAGGCTGTATCGTTTGTTTCAACAAAGGCTTTAATAATACTGCTGTAGAGATACATCATATTCATGGCAAGACTAAAGAGAACGCACATTTTAATGTCCTTCCCTTGTGCTTTGACCATCATCGAGGTGGCAAGAATGTCGAGCCTGTTATCAGTAGGCATCCTTGGAAGAAGAGGTTTGAAACAGCCTATGGAACAGAACAAGAATTGTTAGATCAAGTAAACAATATTATGGAGAACGAATGAAAGACTTTAAGACTAAATCAAAAATAAAAAAGGTAGTTGTTCAGCCTTTCTTTTGTTTTGAATTTGATCATATACCTAGTGATGAAGAGGTTAAACAACAAGTACAAGATCACATAGATAAAAAAAACATTGCTTGTTCTATAGAAGTTTCCTATGAAGAAAAACACAAAGGTAATTTTTGGGATGACATAAATAAAAAGTTTTATAAATGGAATGATCTAATGGAGTTGCGTAATGAAAAGTCTTAAATCAATAATACTAGAGACAACAGATGGTGATTATCAAATAGATACCCATCTCGTTAAGATGAAAACATTAACCAGTATAGAAAGAAAGTTTAAAGATCAGAACATCGTAGCCATTATTAGGATAGATGAAGATCAGTTTATGGTTTTTGTAGAAATAGAATGACGGCTTCCAAGGATCGCAGCAATAAAAATATATTTTACCAGTCAATAGAAATTCATTCATGATTCTTATACTACCCCTTGAAGTCTACTATTCTAAAAACAAGAAGTTCATTCTGAACCTAAACAATTATCGCAATGCTCATTACAGAATCTTATCTGCTTCTAAGAAAATTTATACAGAGGATTTGTTGGAAAGGATTAAAGACTTGCCTAAGTTTAGTGATGTTGTTTCATTGGAGTATGTCTACTATGCCAAAAGCAAGAGAAGATTGGATGTGAGTAACCCTTGTTCTATTATAGATAAGTTTACTTGCGATGCTTTGGTTAAGGCTGAGATCATTGAGGATGATAGTTCCAAGCAGATTAAGAAAGTGGTGTATAGGTTTGGGGGTGTGGATAAAGATAACCCTAGATGTGTTCTAACAATAGAGGAGGATAAGAATGGTTAAAGATGATGTGAATTACGATGAAGTCAAGCAATGGGCAGAAGGCGTAGACAGAGAAGAGTTGTTACAGATTTTAACTGATATTGCAAATAGGTATTACTTGCCTAAGACATTGGTAAAAGATGTAAAGAATGTGGTGTACACAAACCCTGATAATGATTCAAATGGATTTCAAATGGCAGGGTGGTTAGAAAAGTTAATGGAGGAAGATGATGTCAATGGTAATTGAACAGCTTGAGAAGAAGCTACAGGAAAGGAAAGAGGCTTGGTGGGGATGGCATAAGAAGAACCCTCAAGTATGGGATAAGTTTGAGGAGTACACGCTAGAAGCTATT